CAATGCCAGCGACCGTGCTAAAACAACCGTAATTGTGATTTAAAGTCATTAAAACGCTTTTCTTGTTTCTCATAATATTCTTGGTCTATTTCAAATCCCACAAAGTTGAACCCGCCTTTATACGCTGCTATCCTACTGCTTCCACTTCCTAAATGAGTATCTAAAATCAAATCATTTGGTTGTGCGTAATTATGCAAAATCCACTCATATAAACATATCGGTTTTTGAGTTGGGTGTATAGTTCCACCTTCACGAACTAAAACAAGCGGATTTTTAGTGTATTCCCTTAAAGCCCTCTGAAATGATGTGTATGCTAATTCAGCATCTGAACTACTAAATTTACCTCTGTCTTTTCTCCAAACTATCCACCCCATAGATGGCTTTAAATATTCAGTCATATAGTTTGCACCCCAAATGATTTGATTTTTAGAAACCCTGTATAGTTCATCAAAATATTCCTTATCGGGAATTTTACTATCCCATCCTTTAAAATCGTGGGCTTTTCTCCCTCCGTGACTTCCGCTTGTTTTCTTTGCTCCGTCATATCCAATCCCATAAGGCGGGTCAACTATTGCCAAATCAAAATGGTTATCGTTAAAGCGTTTTAATGCATTTACACAATCTTCCAAATAAACCTCCGATGAAGGCACTGCTGGTAACACGTGCTTTGCAAAAGCGGGGTTTTCAGTTTTCAAAGGAACATTCTCGTTAAATATATCATTCATCTTTCTAATTAAATTTAGTGGTTAAAAGCCCCGCCTTCGCCAAGCACCATACGTTATAGGCTATTTTTGAACCTCGAACATATTTTCAAAACTTTCGTTTATTTGAAAAACATAATTTGTAATTTCGCTATTCATTTTTGCTTTTTCATCTTTAGAAATTGCAAACTTTAATCTTTGAACCAATGTTATTAATTCTGTAAATTGATTTTTAGGAACAATAGAAAATTCTCCAGCAACCATTACAAAATTTTCTTCCATTTCAAATGTCCAAGTGTTTTCTTGAAAATCTGCGGTTAAAGAAGTACCCGTTTGTGATTTGATTGTTTTCATAATTTAAATTTAAAACAGCCTATAACAAGTGTTTGCAAAAATTAGGGCTTTAGGCTTAACTTGATGGCTTGGTTTGTGTTTGTTATTATTAGTTTTTAATCGAAAATTAGTGCTTACTTTTCCCTAACTTCTGCAAGCACTCGAACGTTATAAGCAATTTTAATTAAGGCTTATTAGGTACAATTAGAATTTTTTTATTCCACAAATATAAATCAAATAGTAATACAAAAATATATTACTTATTATTTATTTTCATTCTAAATAATAACTTTAAAGCTATAACCTTAAAATTAATTTCTTTTTTCAGTGTATAACCTTAAAATTATGTAAGTTTGTTGTATGAAAAAACGACTAACTATCTCAGATGAAACCGCAAATCTATTAGGACTTGTTTTAAATAAGGCAAAGCGGTACAGATTAAACGAAAAACTATTTAATAAATACATCGAAATTAAGGGCGAGAAAAGCGAAACAATTACACCACTATACGAAAGTAAAAGAGTGGGTTTTACTGCTATTTCGCCAAACGGTGGGATTATGGATATTGAAACTTATTGCAAATATTGGAAGTTAGATTTTGATAAGGTAAAAAGTTTTAAATTAGTTTCACATACTGGAGTGCCTTATTACAATATTGTATTTTACGAAAGTGGCGAAGAAAAAGCAGAAAATGAAATCGACTTCTTAAATATATTTAAAGATAAAATTCAACCTATAACCGTCCCAAAAATAGATAAAATAAGGGACGAAAGTTTATTTGATAGATTAGTTATAACCGATGTACATATTGGAATGAATGTAAACCCTGATGGATATTCTTTGTACGGTGGCGAATGGAATGAAACAGAATTAAACAAACGATTAAAAGACGTTGTTAATTATGTAGTTGCAAATGCTAAAAGTTCAAAATTAATCATTCACGAACTTGGGGATTTTATGGATGGATGGGATGGTTTTACAACTCGAGGCGGTCACGCTTTGCCTCAGAATATGGATAATCAAAAATCCTTTGATGTTGGTTTAAACTTTAAAATTGCATTGGTGTCAAGTTTGAAAAATCATTACAATGAAATCCAATGCATAAATATTTGTAATGATAATCACGCTGGTTCATTTGGATATATCGTTAATAGCGCATTTAAAAGCTATGTAGAGTTGAAATATCCAAATAGTGTTACTGTAACAAATCAAAGAAAATTTATTGACCATTATTTTATAGGTAAGCGTTGTTTTATCTTAACACACGGGAAAGACGATAAAAGTTTGAAATTTGGATTTAAACCCGTTTTAGATAGTAACCAAATTGAAAAGATAAAGAATTACATTGATGAAAATAAACTACATAATTATAAGATTGAATTTAGCAAAGGCGATAGCCATCAATTAATGTTTGATAGTTCCACAAGTAAACATTTCGAGTATCAAAATTTCGGTGCATTTAGCCCTCCATCAAATTGGGTTCAGACTAATTTTCAAAATTCAATAAGTAGTTTTTCTTTTTTCAATTACTTTGAAAACCAAAAATCACAACACAATTTTATATTTTAACAATGAGTGATATAGCAAAATGCGAAGACAGTCTTTGCCCATCAAAAGAATACTGTTATAGATTTACTGCTCCAGCATCAAAAGTATGGCAATCATACGGACAATTCAATAGAGAATTAGACGCTTATAATTGTGATATGTTCTGGAATAATGGAAAGTGCAAATATTGCGGTTTAGAAAACGGATCGCACAAAATGAGTTGTAAAACACAAAAAATTCAAATACAATTATGAAAAAAACAATCTTATTATTTACTACAATTTTATTATTCAGTTGCGGATCTCGCAAGGTACAACGGTCAAAAACGGAAGATAAAACACATATTGAAATGTCCGATATTAGCGGACAAAAGACAATCGACAACAGCGTTATATCAGTTATTGAAATTGATAGCACCAGCGAAATGTTAATCGAACCCATCGACACAACTAAAGAAATGGTAGTTAATGGCAAAACGTATAAAAACGCACGAATTAAGCATAAAAAAGCGGTTCGTAATAAAGTATTCGATATTAAAAAGAACGTTGTTAAAATCGAACGTAAAGCGGTTAAAATAGATGTTAAACGTGAAAAGGTATCAGATACAAAACAAACAGAAAAGAAAGCGTCTTATTGGTTTTTACTTTGGTTTTTGCTTTTGATCCCGTTATATTATTTTTTAAGGCGTTACCGAATTATATAAAAAACTTAAACCTACTTAATGTAGGTTTTTTTATGTCCTTTTCTTTGTTCTTTATGTAGTTAATCAGATTTACGTGCATTTCATCGAATAATTTTGTGAGGTGTTTATAGTCGCCGTATGTTTGTACTCAGATAACAACAACATTATGAAAACTCAAAAACAAACAGTTAAAATTTTCGGTCAAGAAGTAACAGTAGGAACTAAACTTCATGCAAAATTAGTAGCTCAAAAAAAACATTTTGACGATTTATTAAAATATGAAACTAACTAACATGAAAACATTTTTATCAAAACAGAAGTACCAACTTTATTTTATTGCAGTAATAGCAATTTATTTTATCACTAGAATTTTATATTAATCACTAAACACTAAACATTATGAAAACATTAGAATTATTAGAAAATGAAATTAAAAGCGGTTCAATTTGTATGAAAGGAAATTTCTTTTTAGATGTTGAAAAAACGACTGAAAAAGCTATTAATTTTCAATATTACGGAAAACTTCATTGGTTACCTAAAAGCGCATTTATTGCAGAAAAATATGGAGATATGCATATTTTTTCAATTAAACCTTTTTTCGCAAAACAAATTATAAATAAATTTTAATCACTAAAACACAAACATTATGAAAACATTATTTGAAACATTGAAACCTGAATTTTTAGAAAAATTACAAAAAGAGGCTATATTATATCCTTTTTTAACTGAAAAGACAATTTTAGAATTAAAAGGAAATATCTCTTGGATACAATTAAGCGTAAACACTGCTATAAGTTTATGTAATTTAAACGATAAAAATTTAGAAGTAATTGAATTATCTAACTTATTTAATAAAGACTAATTATGGCAACTAAAAGCACAATAAACTACAAAGGGTTTAATTTTGATTTTGAATATAATTACTCAGCTGGTTCAAGAGCAACTTGGGAAGATCCCGAAGAGTATCCAGAATGGGAAATTTATAATATCACTTTAATTGGAATAGACGCAGAGGATCTTATCGAAGATATGCGAGAAGATTTTGAACAAGAAGTAGTTGAATATTTAACAAACAATTAAAATGGAAGATTTAAGAGAATTACAAAGATTTCAAATAGAGGCGTTGCAAAAAGAAAACGCCTCTTTAAAAAGCCAAATCAAAGAGGCAACAGAATTATTAAAAGAAATTTTAAACGATTTACAATCATGAAAGGAATTGAAACACTAAAAAAAGTAATTGCACAACATCGCTATAAAGATGCGGAATTATTACTTGCTGCAAGAATGGAAAAATTATCAGAGGCTAAAGGTAGGAATAAACGATTTGAACGTGACGAATGTATCGAACTGGTTAATTTAGTTATTGACAATGCTGAAATTTTAGGAGTAGGTATAAAAGACTATTTAGAAGTTAGAGATTATTTAATAAGTGAAATTGAAGTAAGATGAGAGTACTAAATTTATATGCTTGTTTAGGTGGTAACCGATACAAGTGGGATGAAGTAGCAAATATAGAAGTTACAGCAGTTGAATATGATGCTGAAATTGCAAAAGCATATCAAGAAAGATTTCCAAACGATAAAGTAATAGTTGCTGATGCACATCAATATTTACTTGACCATTACAAAGAATTTGATTTTATATGGAGTTCACCGCCTTGTCCGAGCCATAGCAAAATTAGAATTACTCAAAAAAGTAGAGAAACATTTACGCCTTTATATCCTGATATGAAATTGTATGAAGAAATTATTTTTTTAGATAATCATTTTGATGGCAAATATTGTGTTGAAAATGTAACGCCTTATTATGAGCCATTAATACCAGCGAAAAAAAGAGGTAGGCATTTATACTGGACTAATTTCAATTTACCAAATGATTTGAAAGAAAGAAAATTAGATGGTATTTTATGCACAATGATAGACGAACACAAGAAACTTGAAGTATTCCACGATTTAAAAATTAACGCAAATTTAGGCGGTTATCGTGATGTTTTGAGAAACCTTGTAGATTATGAAGCTGGTAAAACAATATTTCAAACTGCTTTAGGAATAATGGAACAAAATAATACTAAACAAATAACACTATTTTAAATGACGCAAACAGATAAAATAACCACAAGCGTAATGAGTGTCCAAATTGCATTAAATCAATTAGAGGCAATAAAACATACAACTTACTATAAACAGTCGCTTAAAAACAAATTAAACGCTGTTTTACCAGAATTAATGACCGCTGAAAAGATGCACTACGATAATTTTTTTGAGGCACAAAACGAAAGTACTACTTTTGTTTACGATGTTTTTGAAAACTTTATAAAAAAAATGAGCACTATTCCAATTTATCACATGGAAAGTATTTTGTACATGATTGACGCTTTCGAGAAAGATCCAAAAAGTATTAACGGAATTTGTAATAAAATATTAAAATGAAATACACAAAAGAACAAGCGGAAAGATTAAAGAAAAAAGGAATGAATGGTTATACAAAATATAACCGACCTTTAGTTGATGTAATTATAAAAGACGGATTTTATATAATCGAAAGCAAAATGAATGCTTATTTATAATCATTCTAAGCGCCTAAAAATCAAATAATAAATAACTAAGAATTATATTTGTTAAACTAAAAAAATAAGAAACATGAGTAAAGATTTATTTTTAATGATGCGTGAACAAGAAATTCAAACATCAAACTTTTTGCCAAACAAAAAGGAAATTCAATTTAGTAGTAAAAAATTTATTACTGATATTTTAGAAGCTGGGGAAACTGATAAGTTTCAATTATTAGCACAAGCTAAACGAATGGGTGAAGCCTTAGACATTATTAATCTAGAGTTAATGAAAGTAATCCCACAAGAAAACTTTGAGGCTTTCGGATTAAAAGGTACATTCCGAAGTGGTGGCGATACAATCAACTATTTAGAAGATGAGGTTTATGCAACTATCAAAAAAGATTTAGACGCAAGAACTGAACAATTAAAAATGGCGCAAAAACAAGATACATTTGACGCTTACGGTAACCAAGTTCCAAAATTAACCACTACACCACGTAAAAGTAGTTTAGCAATATCTTTTTAATTATGAAAAATTTAGCAATAGCATTAGTTAAAGCGCAATTAGAAATGCAAACACCAAAAAAAGGAAGTGTAAACCCATTCTTTAAAAATAAATATGCTGATTTAAACGATGTGCTTTCTGCAGTAGTTCCTGCATTAAACGCAAACGGGATAGTACTTTTACAACCTTTAGTTAATATCGATGGTAAAAACTTTGTAAAGACTGTTTTAATGCACGAAAGCGGGGAAACGTTTGAAAGCCTTGCGGAAATATTTTGCAATAAGCAAAACGACGCTCAAGCATATGGTAGCGGTATTAGCTACGCCCGTAGATATTCATTAAGTTCGATTTGTGGAATTGGTAGTGAAGACGACGACGCACAAAAAGCCGTACAATCTAAACCAATAGCAACTGTTGAAGTTTTAGCTAAGGCAAAATTATCAGGGGCTACAATGGCGCAAATTAAAACAAAATACAGCGTAACACCTGACCAAGAAAAAAACTATTAAAATCAAAAAAGCAGTGAGGGTAGTACTGCAACTTACTACCCATTTTTTAAATATATTTATTATGGCAAATTATTATGGTTCAATCGACTTTTCAAAGTTACTAGAACAAGCGAAAGCAGGAAACAAGGCTTTTACAAAAAGTGAAAAAAACGGGCGTATTTATTTAAACGTAGATGTTTTTATTAAAGATGAAGTTGACCAATACGGAAATATCGCTTCTATTCGTGGAACTTTTAAAGGTGCGCAAAAAGAAGATAAATTTTATTTTGCAAATTTAAAAGAAAGTGCGCCATTTGTTGAACAACAACCAGCGATAAATGAAATCCCTGAAACTGACGACCTACCTTTTTAATCATGGAAACAGGAACATTTGTCACACTTAGAGAAAGCAGCGTTTACGCTACTAATGTAGACCGTCACAATCCCGTAAATGTTATCGGGGTTGTGGTTTCAACTGAAATCAATTGGAACGATAATAAAAGAACAAACGATTTGCCAGTTTTGGTAAATTGGGGTGATTTTACAAATACTTATAAATTTAGGGATTTGAAAGTAGTATGAGCCTAATGGAACGAATTGAAATAGTACTTGAACACTACGAGTCAAGAGGCGTAAATTCCGAGCGTGTTAATTCGGTTTATAGAAAAATAATGAATTTATGAATAATTTAATCCAATTAGTGATAATTTGGGCGCACCAAAAAGGAATTTTAGATAATGGAACTGCTGGTAAACAATCTTTGAAAACATTAGAAGAATGTGGAGAATTAGTTTTGGCAGTAGGACAAGATGATAAGCATGAAATTAAAGACGCTATTGGCGATATCATGGTGACTTTAATAATTCAGGCTGAAATGCAAGGCGTGACTATCGAAGAGTGCTTACAACAAGCTTATGACGTTATATCAAAAAGGAAAGGTAAAATGATAAACGGAATGTTTGTAAAAGATTAACTAAATTTAACGCCTCATTTGTTTGGGGCGTTAAATTTTTTTGTATGTTTGCGAAAGTATTGTTGGTGGAGCATCGATACATTTAAAGAAATTTTTAAAAGCCTGATAGTGCGGAACTCCACTTCCAATCTATCGGGCATTTTTTATTTAAAATAATGAAAAAAATATTAAGACCTTATCAAAATGATTTACTTGATGAGATTATTAAAAACAAATCTAAAAAGCTAGTTGTTCAACTTTCAACAGGTGGAGGGAAAACTGTTATTTTTACGGAATTAGTTAGTAGATTAGATACTAAAACTTTAATTCTAGTAGATAGTATTGATTTAGTAAATCAGACCGTAGAAACGTTTAAAAAGCAAGGATTAGATATTGGATGCGTTTTGGCAGGAAATAAAATATTTCCACAAAATAAAATTATAGTTGCAATGGTTCAAAGTTTATGGAATAGAAAATCAAAACTTCCTGATTTTAATCTTTGCGTAATTGATGAATGCCACGTTGCTATATTTGATAAAATGATCCCTTATTTAAAAGACACTAGAATTATTGGTTTTACTGCTACACCAGTACGTTTAGGGCGTTATAAAATTAATGAATTTAAAACCGCACAAAAAACATTATCAGATGTTTACGATGATATTGTATGCGGTAAACCTATAAAATGGTTAATGGATAATGGTTACTTAATGCCAGAGCAAGATGTTTATTTTGAATTTGATAAATCTAATTTAAGAACCGATGCAAGTGGTGAGTACACAAGTAAATCAATGAATACTACTTTTCAAGCGGAAAGTTATAAAAAATCATTAAAGGCAACTTACGAAAAATATTGCGAAGGAAAAAAAACAATGATTTTTACAAGTAGTTGCGAAACTAATTTAGTTTATCAAGATTTATTTAAAGATAAAAATACTAAAATTTACGACTCTAAAACCGATGGGGTTAATAGACAAGATATTGTAGATTGGTTTAAAAATACACAAGATGCAATTTTAATAAATACAGGTTGTTTCACTAAAGGTTTTGATGTTTGTGATGTTGAGGTTATTATAATGGCAAGAGCTACAAAGAGTTTATCTCTTTGGATACAAATTGCAGGGCGTGGAGCAAGACCGACGCAAAAAACTGAAAAGCCTTATTTTTTATTAGTGGATGGTGGGAATAATAATCAGGAACATCAAGTATTTAGTTTTGATAGGGATTGGAAAAAAATATTTTCAGATAAAAATATTAAAGATATAGTTGAAGCTATACAAGAATGTAATTTTTGCGGTTTTACTTTTACAGAAAAAGAAAATATTTGTCCTAATTGTGGCGAAGAAGTTGTTGAAGAAGAAAAAGAAGGAGAAAGAATTGTAAAAGAATTTGAACTATTTACTAAAAAAACAGAAATACCAATACCTAAATTTAATTTACATTTTCATATTTTAAAAGGGTCAACAAAATACGAAGCGTTAAAAAGTGTTAAAGATGCATGGGTTCATTTTTTAAAATCAAAAGATATAAAAAAAGAAACTTTTATTTATCATGAAAAAAAACAATTTAAAGAAAAATTTAAAATATATTTACGACCCATTTATTTAAAAATTTTAGCTTCAATGCTAAAAGACGGAAAGCACGTTAAATACGAAACCTTTATTCAAAAAATATTAACAGAAACAAAAAATAAAAAATATGGAAACAATTAAATTTAGCAGCTATAAAACGGTGCAAGACAAAAACAAAATTGATATCGATTTACAATTTTATATTGATAGTGTAAAAAATGGAAAATATCAAGATATTATTTTAGGCGCTAGATCCGTTAAAAATGATAAGCAAAAATATAAAGAGTTTAAATCTCAAATGCCTTGTATTACAGGTTCGGCTACTATGAACCAAGGATCAAAAGTTGAAAGCAATATTCAAGAAATGAACGGATTGATTGTTATTGATATTGATGACACCGTAGATATTGAAACAATTAATAAAATAAATTCCGATAAATATACTTTTATTTCGCATCGTTCCTTTGGAGGTGATGGAGTTTGTATTTTTGTTAAAATTAACCCTAATAAATTTTTAGAAAGTTTTAACGATTTAGGACAGTACTATTGGGATAATTTTAATTTAACTATTGATCCAAGTTGTAAAAATAAAAATCGATTGCGTTATTTTAGTTATGATCCTTATTTATATTATAATGATAAAGCGAAAAAATATATTGCTAAATCAAAAGTTGATAAAATAAAAAAAGAAAATTTTATTTTTGTGCAAGATGATTTTACACAAATTTTAGATAAAATTTCTAATATTGACCTTTGCCAAGATGACTATTCAAGATATGTTAATATTGGTTTTGCTATTGGTTCACAATTTGGAGATAATGGATTAAATTATTTTAAAACTATTTGTCAAAATGGTTCAAAATATAATCCTAAAGATATTGAAAAACATTATAAAAACTTTTGTAAACAAGGGAGTGTTTCTATTGCTACATTTTACCATTATATAAAACAAGAAGGTATTGAAATTTATAGCGAAAAAACAAAAAAAACTATTACAACAGTTGCAGCACAAAAAGCACAAGGCAACCCTACACTTGAAAGTGTAAAAAAACACATTACCGAAGTTTTAAAATTAGAAGCTCCAGATGAAAATTTAATCAAACAACTAATTGAAAGTAAAATTGATTATTCTGCAGGAATTGAAAATGATGAAACGGAAGTAAACCAATTAAAAATATTTATTGCTGAAAATTTTAACCCAATTAGAGATACTATTACAAACGAAATATTTATAAATGGCATTTTACTTGATGATATTAAATTAAATACTATTTACTTTTCTGCTAAAAATTGTCTAGATTTTAATGTTAATAAATCAGATGTTAGGGATATGATTAATTCGGAAGCTACTCAAAATCATAATGCACTAAATGAATTTTTTAAATTTAAAACTTTTGAAATTGGAACTATTGAAAAATATGTTGATTGTATTGAACCAAAAACAGAATTTAATAAATGGGCTTTTAAAAAATGGATAGTTGGATCTGTTCACAATTGGTGCAGCCCAATACATGAAACAAAAGTATCACCTTTGACTTTAGTGCTTTGTGGACAAAAACAAGGTACAGGTAAGACTTCATTTTTTCGTAATTTAATGCCAAAAGAACTATCTAAATATTTAATTGAACACAAAATAGATAGCAAGGATAAGGATAGTATTTATAATCTAGTTAAAGGGCTTATTGTTTTAGATGATGAGTTTGGAGGTTTAGCTACTAAAGATGTTAAAGACTTTAAAAAAATAGCCGATGCAAATCAAATAGATATACGTTTACCTTATTCCGCTTTTTATTCAAAAATGAAACGTAAAGCATCGTTATGTGGTACAAGTAATGATATATCAATTTTAAAAGATGTTACTGGAAATCGAAGAATTTTACCTTTAAATGTGTTTTCTATTGATTATGAAAAAATGATTAAAATAGATACTGATAGTTTGTGGCGTGAGGCATTTAGTTTATGGCGTTCTGATTTTGATTGGAAAATATATTCAAGTGAAGATATTGATTATTTAGCAATAAATACAAATGTTAATTTAGAAGTGTTGCCAGTAGAGGAATTGTTTTTTAATACCTTTTCAATAACAGAAACACAAAGTAAATCAGACCGTAGAATTATGAACCAAGGCGAAATATTAAATTATCTAAACATACATACAGCATTAAATATTACTAAATATGATGTGAAAGATATTTTTATAAAAAACAATTTAGATTATAAATCACATAGAATAAATGGAACGGTAAAAATAGGAGTTGAGTTGTATTTAAAGCCAGAATTTAACCAAGAAAGCAGCGAAGTGCCTTTTTAAAATGTAATTTTGTAATGTTTTGTAATAAAAAAAACATTACACCTTAAGTCCTACTACCATTGACTTAAACCCTATTTGTAATGTGTAATGTATAATATTACTATAAACTATATAATACATTTCATTTTTATATAATATACACATTAATGTTTTTTTTATTGTATATCTATATTAGTTTAAAATAAAACATTACACATTACAAATAATATAAATAATTAAAAACTAACACTTTAAGTGTAATAAAAAACATTACAATTATGACAGAAGCACAATTACAAAATCAAATAGTTATTTTTTATAGAAATAATTATCAAATGAAAGGAGAAGGTTTGATATTTTCAGTTGCAAACGAAAGTACTTATAAAAATAAAGTTTTTAAAGCCACTGGAACTTTAGCAGGTGTTTCAGATTTGATAGTTTTACTTCCAAATGCAAGATGCTTATTTATAGAATTGAAAACAGAAATAGGAATACAATCCGATAAACAAAAAGATTTTGAAAAGCTAGTTAGTAATTTGGGATTTGAATATTATTTAGTTAGGTCACTTGAACTATTTAAATCCATTATAAACAACGCTTTGATGTAAAAGCAAAGGTTTAATTAAATAAATTTGTATTATGAAAGAAATAGAAAAGCCTATTCAATACCAAATAGGGATTGATACGTTTGAACGAATGGAAAGTAACTGCACATTAGAAGAACGATTATCATTTGTTCGTGGGAACATAGATAAGTATAATTGGCGTAAAAAAGGACAAGATAAGCAAGACTTTGAAAAGATTATTAACTACGCTAATTGGGCGTTAAAACAGTTGGAAAATGAAAACAGCAATACAAGAATTATTAAGTCAATTAGAAATTGAGCATCCTAATTTATTTAATACAAATACTATTGAGGGTAGAAAATTTATAAATGATTATTATAAGTTTTTTGAATTAGAAAAGCAACAGATTATTCAAACATTTGATATAGCTTGTGAAGATGAAAATAGAATAGGAGAAGAATATTACAACGAAACATTTAAAAACAAATAAGATGAAATATCAATTCAGACCTTATGCAAAAATGCAAGATATTGAAGTAACATTAACAGGTAAAGTTTATGAAAAAGGAGAACATCCTTTATACACAGAACATAAAATTATTGAGGTTGTTGATGAAGAAGGTGAAACGCATTATGCTTTTGAAGATGAACTTAAATCAGATGAAGTAAAGGAACAAGAAAGAAGTTATAGTGAGGAAGATATGAAATCTTTTGCTGATTGGTGTAGAAATGGATTATTAAATACTGAATATAGTGTTGATAGATTAAATGAGCATTTAGAGCAATGGAAACAAATAAAAAAGTAACATAATGATAGAAACAAAATGTTGTTGTGGAGAACATAAAAAATGTATTAGAAAAATAAATACTTCAAGTAACGGAAAAATGTGGATTGAAAATAAAAGTCATTTTAGTTGTGGTAAGATTAAAAATCAAATAAAAAAACTAAATGAATTTGTTGAACAATTTAAAAAGAAATAAAATGAAACAGACATCGATTGAGTGGTTAGTACAAGAATTAGAAGGAGATGACTCTAAGATTGCAAGAGTAATTGGATTGAAGAAATACAATTCTATTATCAAACAAGCCAAAGAATTGCACAAGCAAGAGATAATTGATGCTTATATTCAAGGACAAGAGAGTACTTACAAAATAACTTAACCTATAACAAATAAGATATGACACTAAAAGAAAAGTTTGAGCAATGGTTTATCAACGATGAGGAAGATGAACATTATGAAGGTATGGTAGATTTAGTTTCTATTGAACACGAAAGGCTAGCAAATGAATTTGCTATTGGATTTGCAGAGTGGTTATTAAATAGCAATTACATTTTAAATAGATTATCAGCAAAAGAACTATTAGAAATCTATAAAAAAGAAAAAGGATTATGAAAAATATAGAAATATATACTTATTGGGATTGGACTGAATTTGGATTTTGTTTTAAGTTTTGTAGATTACCTTATCATCCTCATTATTTGTGGCAATTTGATATTCACTTTTTATTTTTTGATTGTTATATAAATTTTAATAAATAAGATTATGACACCAAAACAAAAATTAAAATCTATTGAAAATAAAATGAAAAGATTACAAGACAAACATCCAGAAATAGATTTAAAAGAAGTTTGTAGATATTTTGGAGATATTGATAATTATTTAAAATTAAGAAATCAACATTTTATGTTACAATTTGAAATAGAACATTGTCAAACTTGTGGAAAAAAATTTAAATAACCTATGAAACAACACTATTCCTACACAGCAAATGAAATGGGTGATGAGCCGAAAGTTATGGTAAAATCCTGCAAGACCTGCCGACACGATGCGAAAAACTGCAAGTTTCAAAATTATAACGATAAATGTAATGGTCACCAGCAAATTAGTATTGAAACAAAAATTAAAGAAGTAAACCGTTTGCAATTATTAAAATTGGATTGGAAAAGTTTACAAAAAGAAATAGACTATTTTAATTGGGGATGTCCAAAAAATTGATTATATTTGTATTAGTAGAGTCGCACCTACAAATAACAATATTATAAAAATCCAACTTTGATAAGACGTGCGACTCTTTGATAAGTTGGTTTTTACATTTATGGAAAATTTTAAAAAAATAACTAATTTTGAACGTTATTTAATTTCTAACGAAGGTATTGTTTTTGATACTTTAAAAAATAAAGAAATTATACATCATGATAAGAAAGGTTATAAGAGATTGGCTTTAAGCGCCGGTAAGAATAAACAAAAACTTTTTTATATTCATAGATTATTAGCTTTTGCTTTTATACCTAACCCATTAAAAAAACCATTTATAAACCATATTGATGGAAATAAATCAAATAATAAGATTGAAAATCTTGAATGGTGTACTCAAAAAGAAAATATACAACACGCTTGTGCAACAGGTTTATTAATTAATCAAAAAGGTGAAAAGGCAAGAAATGCAAAATTAACAAATGAAATAGTTTTAAATATAAGTTATGATTTTAAAAAGCTAACTAATAAACAAATGATGGAAAAATATAACGTATCAAAATCGACCATAAATAATATATTAACGGGTAATAAATGGCATGAAATAACTGGAATTATTAAAAGAAAATTAAGTCCTGATAAAAAAAATAGGTGGGTATAAAATAAATTTGTACTTTTGTGATTATGGCATATGATAAAGAACAAAAAGAAACTATTTTAAACACTATTTTTAATTTAATTGAAAGTGGTAAATCTTTGCGTTATGCTTTAAAAGAATTTAATTTATCATCTAGTACTTTCTTTATTTGGATTGATGAAGATGAAAATAAATCGAAACAATACGTAAGAGCAATTGATAATAGAATAGAAGTAAAGTTCGAAAGTATTGAACGCGATTACTTAGAAGAACCTCAACGCGATCCAGTAAGTGGCAAAATAGATACTGGATGGGTTCAACTTCAAAGATTAAAAATTGATGCTAAGAAATGGGAGTTAAGTAAATTGAAACCTAAAAAATATGGTGACAAAATACAAACAGAACATTCAGGCGAAATTACTACAACAGTTATATCTTTAGGTAACGGAATAAAACCGAATGAAACTAATATCTAAACAAGAAAACGCAGTATATTACCTAAAGGATAAAATTACTAAAGAGGTACTTTATGGAGGTGCAGCAGGTGGAGGAAAAAGCGCGTTAGGTGTTTTATGGTTAATTGAACAATCACAAACTTATCCCGGAACACGTTGGTTAATGGGACGTGCAAAGTTAAAAACATTAAAAGAAACAACTCTTAATACTTTCTTTGATTTAGCATCACAATTAAAAATAACCGACCAATTTACTTTTAACGGTCAAAACGGGGTTATCTATTGGAAAAACGGAAGTGAAATATTATTAAAGGATTTATATAGTTATCCAGCAGATCCAAACTTTGACGCGTTGGGGTCACTTGAAATTACAGGCGCATTTGTAGATGAGTGCAATCAGATAAGTTATAAAGCGTGGCAAATAGTAACATCTAGGATTAGATATAAATTAAACGAATATAATCTTATCCCGAAAATATTAGGCAGTTGCAACCCTGCTAAAAATTGGACATACTCAAAGTTTTATATTCCTAATTCTAATGGAACTATTGGAGATACTAAAAAGTTTATTCAATCATTACCAACTGACAATCCTAACTTACCAGCATCGTATTTAGAAAGTCTTTTAGCTTTAGATGAAAATAGTAAACAAAGGTTATATTATGGCAATTGGGAATATGATAACGACCCGAGTAAACTTATTGACTACGATAAAATAAACAACTGTTTTACGAATGAATTTATTGAGGCGGGCGCAATGTATATCAGTGCCGATATTGCGCGTTATGGTAGCGATAAGATGGTAGTTTGTGTTTGGAGTGGATTTAGAGTTGTAGAGATATTCTCTTTAGCTAAAAGTTCAGTAACTGAAACCGCTGAGGCAATACGTGGATTAGCTACAAAATGGAAAGTTCCAAACTCAAATATTATTGCCGATGAGGATGGTGTTGGTGGTGGTGTAATAGATATTCTAAAATGCAAAGGGTTTGTGAATAATTCACGCGCTTTAAAAGAGGAAAATGTTATTGTAGAATATCAAAATCTAAAAACGCAATGCTATTATAAATTATCGGAAAAAATACAAAACAATGGTATTTATATCTATTGCTCAGACGGAACGGTGCAAGACGATATTATAAAAGAATTAGAACAGGTCAAAAGGGATAAGATTGATAATGATGGTAAATTACGAATAGTGCCAAAAGAAAAAGTAAAAGAGTTTATCGGAAGGTCACCAGATTACTCAGATGCATTAGCTTTTAGAATGTACTTTGAAATAGCATCTAAGTTTTTTACGTTCTAATTTAGAATAATTATAAATAAAAATTATATCTTTGAAACAAAATATATTATAATGGCAAAAAATAGAATTTCAATGGCTTGGGATATGCTTACAAATCCTAATAAGAATTTGTTTAACGAGGCTATTTATAAATTAGTAGGAGGGCAAACAAATACATACAATCCAACGTTAGAAGTATTATTAAACAAAGGATATGGCGAAAACCCAGACGTTAATGCTATGGTTAATCAAATGGCGTCAAAAACTACGATAGTACCTTATTACATCAAAACTATTGAAGATGAAGAAACACATAAGCAAATAAAGCGTTTCCCTATTGATACAACTTTACAACAAAAGCAAACTATTAAGAAGTTAAAAGCAAAAGCATACGATACGGATAGCGAAATGCCAATGCCTTTGTTAGTTCCAAACCCTACACAAACTTGGAATGATATATTGTTTTTATACAAAGTTTATTTAAAAGTTTGCGGAAACGTTTACTTTTATAAAATGTCACCTGCTGAGGGTGCAAACGCTGGAGTCCCTGCACAATTATATATTTTGCCTAGCCAATGGATGCAAATAGTATTAAAATCAAATGCCAATATGTTAAGTGTTGAAAGTCCTATTGACTATTACATTATGCAACAAGGTAACCAATTTATAAAGTTTCCTGCTGATACTATTATTCATGTAAAGCGTTCAAATCCATTCTTTGATTATAACGGTACACAATTATACGGTTATAGCGAATTGATGGCAGCTATTAGAAACATAAATAGTTCAAACAGTGGAATAGACCAAAATGTTAAAACAATGCAAAACAGCGGGGTTTATGGATTTATTCACGCTGGAGATGGTCAAAGTCCTTTGACAGCTGAACAAGGGCAATCATTAAAAGACCGTTTAGTTGATATGAATAATAGCAGCGAAAAGCTATCTAACATTGCTGGAGCAAGTGCTAAACTAGGATTTACTAGAATATCATTAACAACCGACGAATTAAAACCTTTTGATTATTTAAGTTATGATAGACGTAGTTTGGCAAATTGTTTAAATTGGAGTGTTGACTTATTAAATGAAGAACGTTCTTCAGGCGGTTTTGGTGTTGATACTTTAATCGAGGCGCGTAAAAGAGTTATGATAGATAATATTAAACCTGATTTGGATTTATTAGCGTCTTACTTAAATCCTTATTTTATTCAGTTGTTTAAAGGTTATGAAAAATCAGAAATAGAATTTGATATTTCAGAAATGCCAGAAATGCAAACAGATATGAAAACTATGTCAGAATGGGTTAACTCAGTTCCTTTGACTTTAAACGAACGTAGAGAAGTATTTAACTATGAAGAAATAGAAGACGAAATGATGAACGAGATTTATATTCCAAATGGAATTATAAATATAAACGATCCGAGCGTTAACGATATGACAAATGGACAAACTTAGACAAAGACAAGAAATACAAAGTTATAGAATTGTAAGACGTAATGTGTTGAAAATTGTTAATGCAATACCTTTTAACAATATGGCTAAATTAACATTTCAATCTTTGATTTATGCCAATGTAACTGAAAAGCAAATTAAAGAAATGTACAAAGAAATTTATACTACTTTAATTGCACCACAATATAAACGAACAGAAAAAAGTATTAAAGCCGAGATTGATTTTGAAATGATTATAAATCAGTGGTTAAATAGTAATGCTGGTTT